ATAAATATTGTCTAAATCCGAAATAGAACCCAGCGCAATATCTGAAAAGTGATAAGACAAAAGCGTATCGTTAGAAATTTGAACTATTGAATCGCGCGTTTCCTTAATCATTGTTAACCCCCTTTTCTTTTGGTTTCCAAACCCATTTTAAAGTAATTACCGCCCCGATAATATACGCGAATGTTTCTTTATCAATTTGCTTTAAAAAGAATAACCAAAAGCCCGTTATAATTGCCATAGAACCTATGCAATAGTTCCAGTATTCAAAAACAATATTTAAAACATTTCGGATTTTTCGCGGCTCAATCATTTCGAACAATTTTAAATTGAGTATTTCCTGAAACCGAACGCCCTGATAAATCAAAATAACTTTTAATAGTTTCTTTTTTATTTCTGCATTCGAAATAAGCAATTTCCGAAACCGTCGCGTTTCCGTTTAAATCAATTTCGCGAATCGCCAAATAATTAATTCCGTTATCGAAATTATTTGTTTGAATATTATAAACGCTTTCGCTGGAATTGTTTTCTATTTGTGGCTGGATAATTTCAGCAACGTTCCAACTAATTAAATCTTTCGAAATTATAAGCTCGAACCGATCCGTGTTTGTATTCGAACACGTTTTAAATTCAACATTTAAAAATTCCGCACCCATTACCGCAGAAAGCCCGCAGAAATCAACCGCTAAAGGTGAAATGATTAAAGCATAAGGGCAAAAATTATCAACTAATTCGGACGAAATATCGTAACAAATTACAACGCTATCAATTCCCGAATCGATTAAATTTCCGTAACCAATAAAAATACAATCCGAATTATATTGTCGAATTTCATTTATTATTAACGGGCTGCCAAACGGGCTTGAATAACTAAAACGCGCTTGTTGAGTTGCTAAAATCTGTTTAACCTTGACGCAAATTGTAGTGTCGGTAATATTTGCCGAAATACATTGACCCGTGTTGTTTAATGAATTAAACGAAGGGAACCCCCAAAATGATTTCACAACTTTTGCCGAATCGCATTGAGCGTTTCCGTAGTTTACAAAAGTTAAAATGGCGAATAAAGTAATTAGGTTTTTCATATACCCGTTTACGAACTTAATCGCATTCGGGTTTATTACTTTTTCAATTTAAAATTACATAAAGTAAAGTTTCGATTCGGCTTTTCTTCGGTCAATTAATCCCTTTGATTTTTTGCCGCCTGAATTAACCCATTTATTAAACTCTAATTGAATTGCTTTATCGTTTGGATTTACTTTCGCTTTCTTTAATAAAGTTGAAGCAGCAAACGCGTTTGGTCCAATATTATAAACAAAACAAACCAGCGCGTCGAATTGATTTTGATTTAAAGTAATATTATAAAATAAACCGTTTATTGTGCTTTCAAAACTTTGCAAAGTAACTTTTAAAAGTTCTTCGGCGGCTTTTTTATCTTTTAATTTATCTCCCATTTTAACGGGGGTTTTATCAGCGTAAAAGGTCGAACCGAAACCAATTGTAGCAACATTCGACGTACATAAATAAGCGTTTAATTTCAAGCCCTCAAAACCTTTTAATAAATCTATTCCAGCTTGACTAATTTTCATTTAAGTAAATGTTTAAATCATTAAAATTATTAAATGTAATACCGTTAAAAGTAAATTCATTTAATTGAATTAAATAAGTACCTGAAATTGTATTTACATGAACCGAAATTTCATCCACATTTTCAACATCAATTAATTCGGAAATAATTATTTCATCTGAATAAATACGAATTGTTTTATTTTCAATTTCAATGTTTTTCATAACCTTTCAATAGCGAATAATGATCCAAAATTTACATCTAAAGCTGAACTATTTTGAATGGCAAAAACGAAGTATCTGTTTAAAGTCCAATTTATTACTAATGAAGAAACGGGGAATGTATCGTTTCCTAAATCTTGCGGTAAATTTGCATTTGTTCTAATTACTTCGGTTAAAATTGTCGCGCTTTTAATTGCAATATGACGTTGCATTTGATTATAAACGCCCGTTAATCCAGCAGGGGCATAAAAAGCAATTAATATAGGCGTTCCTAATAAATCAGCCGTTGCATTAACATAGATTCTTAATGTTTGCGAACCTAATGCGCCCGTTTTACGTGTACGAAATAAAACTCTTAAAACATCGCCCGCAATAAATGTATTTGCTGCAATTAATTGAGTATAAACCGCAGTATTTGTATTAGCTGAATAACTCGGTGAATCAAGCCCGGACTTAAAAGCGGGTGTAATTCCTAACGCTTGAGCAATCGGTTTATTTTTCCATAATTGGGACAAACTTTCATAGATTAACGCTTCATTATTTTGAGGCGAAGTAATGGAAACATCGTGTAAACTTTCTATTTCTAAAACTTCAGCAATTTTAAAAATAATTCGCCCAAAATTTGGATGCGCGCGCGCACAAAAACCGATAAAAATTTCATAATTTGGATGCGCTGGAATAGTAGATGTAATTCCACCCGCAACGGTTGAAGATAAATAAAGTAAATCCCCCGCAGAAAAAGCCGAAGTATCTAAATCGTGTGCGCTTCCCGAAACCGCTACAAAGCCGTCCGAATTATTTGAAATATTCGCAGTTACCCAACCAATTGTTTTTTTTGAATTAACATTATTTGCTTGAGCAAGAACCGCATTCGGTCGGTTTCCCGTTGCACCCGATAAATAAACTATTTGCCCCTTTGTTAATGTTACGCCCGTCGAATTTCGAACGGTAATTTGCACCGTTTCCGCTTTGTCTACATTCCCGTCATTGTCCGTATCGTAAACGGATTTAAACATATCCCCGCCGCCCGGTGCCGAAGTATTAACCCATTTCGACAAAGCCGAATCATAAATTAAAACTTCTCCATTTGCAACCGAAGTTATTTCAACATCCGTTAAATCTTCTAAAGCCGTTGCACCGCCACCCGTTCCGAAATCGCCTAATAAAACATTTAATTCATTCAGGAAATCAACGCCCGAAACAGGAAAAACCGAAGTAGCCCCGTTAATTAGTTCGACTTCATTAAAATTAATTTCAATGTTTCTTCGATTTATAAAAGTTATTCGAACGATATCGCCCAAATTAAACAACCGCAAACCGTCTTTTAAAACATTGTAATTATTTGTCAAATCGTTTCTTAAATCGACTATTTCAATTCGACCGCCCGCGTTTGTTATTGTAACGTCCATTTAGAATCTGTTTCTATTGAAAATACTTCTATTGCCACGAACCGAACCCAAATAAGCCGTTCCCGTTTTGTTTATTCGCCCGCGAAAATTGCAGCTTGTTTCCCATTCGGGGTATGTTTCCGAATTATCGTTTAAGAAATCAATTAACCTTTTTGCGTATTCCTGAGCGGAACCGCGCGCCGCTTGAATAGTTCGCTGCAAAGTTGGTTCGGGTACTAAATCGCTAAAATCGGTTTTCTTTGAAACAACCCCGTAAGCGGTAACCGTTGTTTGATTTTGCGAAAGTAAACGAGCGTAAGCCGAATAACAAAGAAACCCCGCGTATTCGTTTTTCAATTCAGGATAAAAATAAGTTGCTGGGAATGTAGGCGGGTCAACTTCGGTAAAAAGTTTTAAATATAAATCCTTTCCAAGTAATTCGTAAAGGTCCATTTCCTGTGCTTCTAAAATATACGGATCTAAACGCGCATCTGAAACATTATCGGAAATAGCCCGAAACAATTGAATATCTGAAACCGAAATTAATTTAATTGTTTGCATTTTTTCTAAATGGATTTAAAATTTGTTCGATTTGCTCATTCGATAAAATTGGAAACGAAGCCCCGATAATTGCTTTTGCAGTTTCAAAAGGATAAACACCGTTTGCAACGTTCGTTAATATATCGGTTAATAAATTGATTTGAACGCGATTTAATGCGTTTTGCGGCGTTTTAATATCCGTTTCGATATTCTGTATTGAATTATTATTTTGAGCCGTTAAAACGGGCGTTTCAATATTTGCCCCCGTGTTTAATTGTAAAGGCAAAATCGAAACGGGCTTCCCAATCAATCGCGAAAATTGTTCTTCGAAAACTATTCTATCCGGTTCGGTTTCGGAATTATAAATAATATACGCTTCGATTAATTCGTTTGATGTGGCTAAACTTCCCGGTTGAAGAACACCCGCCAAAATATTAGGAATCGCAAAACATTTAACAATTGCCTGTTCTACCGATTTTTCGTGATATTCGAAACGATTATCAACGCCCGAACCCGCGTTAAAAGGTGTAAAAGTTGGGGCAGTTTGTCCCGGCTCGACCTCAACGTACATTATATTTCCAGCTCCGTCCGCACCTTGAAATTCGGTTAAAATTTGTTGTTTTTCAAAACGTATTTTTTCAGATTCCGAAACCCCGTAATCGATATACATTCCCGAACTTGTAAAAGACGTTCGAATGTTTTTATTTTTATAAAGTTTCGCTTGATAATCTGTTTCGATGTCCTCAGCTACGGGGTCGGCTAAACCTACGGGGTAAGCATTAAAACCCGCTTGCGAATACCAAAGAACTTGACCGGGATATTTTGCCGCTTTTTCTGCATAGTTTAAACCCTCCATTTCGTTTATTTCTTCGATTACTTTCGAAGGATCAAAGCGGTTTAAATAAACAATATCCCCGCGATTAAACTTTGCTATTTGGCTGGAACCGTCCCAATTATTATAATATGCGATTTGACCATTTAAAGCTAAACGCGTATCCTGAAAAGGCATATAATTTCTTTCGATAATTTGCCCCAAACCGTTGTATTTTACGTGAACCGCAAAACCATATAACGCCGCGTAATCATTCGCGCAAAGGTTCAATAGTTTATCCATTGTAACCCCGTTGCGATTCGTTACCGATTTATAAATTAATGGATCGGAAAAACCGCGTCCAACTATAAACCGACGAAAACGATTTACGCAACGTGTCGCAACACCTGAACACGCAATTAAATCGACCATTCTTTGCGGGTACGAATTATCCGAATCCCAACCCAATATTTTTTCCTGTTTTAACGAAGTTATAATTAATCGTTTATTACTTCGCGGTATTGTTATTCGGCTCCCGTGTTCCATTTTGAAAATAGTAATTTAATTAATTTGTTTTTTTTGGTAAACGCCCGCCCCTTTTTTTTGTAATCTTTGAAAGTTTCGGAGCTTCAAATTTACTTGAATCAATGTGAGTTTCTTCGATTACTTCGGGCGTTGTTTCTTCGGGTAAAGTTTCCAAAACCTTTTCCGCTTTTGCTGGCTTTTCAATCAATTGAAAAAACTTTGAAAATTGCGGGTTAAGTTTTAAAATTGCTTCTATTTTTTCATCCGTTGCGTTTTCGGGTGTAATCGTATCGGGGCTGCCAAACATTCTAAAACGTGTTGTAAGCATTTTATATTTCTTTAAATTTCCCATTTCTTTTTTATTAGTTTTTTTAAATTCAGAATTCAAATTTACTGAATTATCCCAACCCTCGCCCAATGTCGATATTTTCTTTAATTCAAAGTAAGCATCGACCGCACATTGAAAACACCGTGCGCCGCGTGGTTCGCGCCCTGTAACCGCTTTATAAATTACAAAAACCCTTTGCATTGCATCCCCTTTTCGAGAATGTAGCAAAGGGCTTTTCAATTCGTCCAGCTCCGAAATTAGCTGGCTTAAAATCATAGTGTAAACAAAGATTCCAAAAATGCTTTTGTAGTTGCGTAACTTGTATCAAACAAAGTTGCTGGCAAATACGGTTCTTTGATTTGCTCCGAAGAACTCAATGTAATCGTATAAGCACCTTGAGTTTCCGCATCGTTTACAACACGCGTTAAAACGTTAATTGTTAAACCTGAACGCAACCCGTAGATTTCGAAAGGAACTTCCCCGCTCGAACCTTTGAAATTGTTTTCAACGATTGCAACCATTTTAACATTTGTCATATATTCCAACTGTTGTTTAATATCGCTTGCATTATCGAAAACTCTGAAAATACATTCGTGATTAAACGTGTTTGAATAACGGGCCTTTACTAATGAAGCCGTCGGATCGATTGAGTTATTTTTCCCCTCAACTCTATAAAGAAATGCGCCCGCTTCTAAAGTAAAACTTTCGATTAAATTCGGGTTTGCAATATCTTCTACAATCGTAGCTATATCAGCGAAATTCACTAAATATAACATATCTTTCACGCCAGCCGAGATGGGCTTGGTGCAATCTAAAAAAATGTCGGCATTTATACCGGGACAACTTACGCTTGGCATAGTTTTATTTTTTTTATTTGTGAATAAAAAGCGGGGAAATTAACTTTCCCCGCGAATTAATTTTAGTAAGCAACTTGAATTAAATCATCTTGCAAAAGTTTTGCGTCAACGCGATACTTTCCTTTAAAATTATTTAGTTCGGTATCTTCCGAATAATAAACTTTAAAACTTTCCGCATCCGCTAAACGATCGCTACCTACTGCCAAATTCATTTTTGTTGTAAGTAAAGCGCGGTGCGGTAAATCGTAAGTCGTTCCATTATCGAAATCCGCCTGAATTGTACGATCCCAAAAATCCATTCCGTAAATAGTTACGTTGCGATAACGCAAAGTTGAATAACCATTTTCAATACGAATAAATGAAGCATCGTTTCCTTGACCTTCCAAATAAGCTGCGTAGTTTTCTAAAAGCGTAGTAGTACAAATGATAATTTTATCGGGCGCGCTTTTTAAACGTGAATCGGCTCCAGCCATTAAACGTTGAAAAGTTGTAAATGCTCTTGTATTTAGTAAAGATAACTGAGCTATTTTTGTTACCCCAGCATTTTCTATAATTGGAACATAACGCGCAGGTGTTGCAGAAACAACCGCGAAAATTTGTTTCCACAAACCATCGATAATATTGTAATCAGTTAAAGAAACGCCGTTTTTAATAACACCGCCGCCGCTTACATTATCCGCTAACTTATCGTTAAACCAAATAATGCGAAGTAAATCTTCTTGAGCCGCCGCCGTCATACGTTCAACCACAAACGAAGCGATTGTAGTTCCTGTAACATCGCTGCGATCCATTCCTAAACGTTGAGCATATACCCAAAATGAATTCAATAAATCTTCCGCGCAAAGTTGCAACCAAATTTTAAGGTTTTCAGGTTCCCAGAACTTTTCAGTCATTGGAATATTATTCGAGCTTACACCCGAACC